GGCTATCATCAAACACAAAGTCAGTACCATCGTGGACTAGTGTTTTAGCAGCAGTTCCTATTTTTAGTCCGTAGTTATCTTGGGTTGTCCCTAAATGTCCGTTGGTCGCACGAACAGCTAACGCTCCTGCACTATGAGCGTCTACAGTTAGAGCGTTAGTTGCTGCTGCTGTATTAATCCCGACATAAGCCTCTGTTCCGTTGTCTTTTATGTCAATAGCAGGATTGGTTTGCGTGTAGGCATCAACTCTAAATAAGCTAGTATCTCCACCAGAATCTGCCGACTGGGAGACATGCAAAAGTGCTGTAGGAGTTACAGATCCCTCCGAAATTCCAACTTTTCCTCTTACATCTAGAGTTCCTGTGACCTGATGCAAGTCACCATCGCTATTTCCTAGCTTTGTATCTCCGTCGGCTTCGAGCCGAATAGCAAATCCCTGTCCGCCACTGCCGCTGGAGGCAAAACCAACACCCATTTAGTTAGTCCCCTAAGATATCGTTTAGAGCACGATTAATGCGGTCTGCTTTTGTCAGGTGAGTCTTAACTTCTTGTCCCTCTGCTACCAGAAACGCACCAGTTGTGCTTGGCTCAGAAACCAAATCAAAACACAGAAGCTGAAAGTCGTCTTCTACCATTGTAATTCCGCCTTCTTGACGAGTCGATCCAAGCCCTCGACTTGATATACCAAGCTGAACGCCTCCTTCGACTAGCTGTTTAGCTATTCTACCGGCAGGGGTATCTAAAATTTTCATTTTACCCATAACATCATCACCTTTCCACCAAACTTCGGTTACAAGGTGACTGGCGTTCTTGAGTTCAACCACTGAACTGTCTGGGTGGTCGAGTTCGCCGATAGCACGACCTTCACGAACAAGCTTTTCGTAGTTCTTCATCTCTCTTTCAAGGATTGGTCGTGGGTAAATGCGTCCGTTGCCGTTCTTTTTGCCGGCAGCTTGGATTTTTCCTGCTACGATAAGATGTTTTCCTTGACGATTACCTTCACGTTCTTCTTCCGTGAGAAGATCGTCGCTGTAATCTAGGTTCATAAACTCTTGTAGTACGTATTTCTTAATCATTTTTTATCTCCTTTGGAGTGCGGGCACTACCCGCACGATACTGCTACCCCTGCAACACCTGGCGACTGGTCTTAGTCTCCACTTTTGCGTCCACATTCCCTTTAATTCGGTATTCATGTTGAAAACCCCCATCTGATATTAGCATACACAATGCATAAGACGTTCCAGAAGACAACCACCCTAACAATAGAGCGTTTACCACAGTAACATCAAATGTAAATAGTTCTGTAAAAGGGTTTAGGAGAAAGATGGCTACTCCAGACCAAAACCCAATACACATGGGGCAGTGAAAAAAATAATAGTCCGGTCTTAGTGGTTCAAATAATTTAGAATATGTTAATATTTGTGTCAGTCCATAAGCGCACAAAATAAAAAATAGCAGACTCATTTTTATCTTTCTTAGTAGCGATACCCATAGCCATAATAGGAGTAAGTGGGGGTTTGGCTGCCTTCTGGGGTGTCCTCATACGGCGGAACTTCCCCAGCCTCGGTTGATTTCTGTGCGTCCGGGTCTGTAAAGTTGTCTTCGATGTTAGCATCGTAATTATCAAATACTATTTCGTCGTCGCTGGTTTCTTTTATATATCTTTCTATCTGCAACAAAACAGCCTGTAGCGGATCAACATCTGCCTCTGCGGGGTATTTTGCTTCCATGGTGCCAAAAGTAACGCCGCCTTCGACCTCAAACCCCTCTGTTACTCCACCCTTAAACAAGGAGTAGAAAAACTCTTTTTGTGTTTGGAAGGTGTCAATCTCAGCATATGGTTTTGGCATCGTAATTATTTTATTATCTTTTGGCACAACAACTATGTCAACATGCTTGTGATCGTTTATCAACAGATTCCCGTCAAGTGTTTTACTAACCTTTAACGATATTGTAGCCTGTGTTGGCTTGCTTTCTGTTTTTGTATTATCACCTATTTTTATCTTAATCGTCATTGTTTTTATACTCTTCGGACAAGCTTTGAAGTTTTAAAATTTTTGATAATTCTTTTGGTCCAACGTTGGAAACGTCAAAGTCTTCTATTAAAGAAATTGTTCTTTTAGTGTTTTCTACCATAACTTTGTCGTTTTTGACTTCCTCGACGACAAGAGACTTCTTGACCTCTTCAAGTATTCTAGACAATTCTTCAGCTAGATAAACTTTAAAATCAACACCATTGTTAGAAAAAGAAACAATATACTTTTCTAAGAGTTTCTTCTGTGATTCAAGCAAAGAAAAGTATTTGGTGTTAAAATTTTCAATAAACTTCTTGACTACAAGGGAATCAACTGGTTTCATCTCTTTGTTGTCTTCCTCTGTGCTAGTTAGAGTTGACAGAATTTCTGACTCAAGAAGAACCCTATTCTTGACAGGAGTTTTATCGCCAAAAATCTGAGAGATTGTTGCATAGTTTTTATAGTTTGGAACAAAGTTTTTATATACGTCTGCACCTAAGTCTATATTGATTCTTTTTATTAGCTTTGACTGCTCCACAAAAATCTCATCTTTATCCAGGCTTCCATGCTTAGATTTTGTCTCAAAAATTAACTTTTCCGCAGTATACCTGTCAAGACCTGATTTTTCACGCAGGGCGTTGTAACAGTCCAACTCTTCAGACAGGGTTTTACCTGCCCCAAACGAGTCTTTGAAAATTGTTTTAATTTTCTTCGACCTGTTAGAGTCTCCAGAGACAAAAGTTTTTGTCATTTCCCTTACTAATACTTCAAATAAAAAAGCAGTATTTCTCTTTTTATTATGTTTTTTCTTCATTTTTGCGCTCCAACTGCTCTATCAATTTTTTAACTTGGTGTTGAGAATCTTTAAGTATTTTTTCCTCGTTATTCATACTCTCTCCCACAACGCCCCTCGATAGCGGTCCAAGTTCACCAGACCACCCTTTAAATAGGTTTCGTTTAGAGGATGAGGCAACATTACTTCCAGTAGATGACATATAACTACGCTTTCTAGCCCCTTGTCTCCACTTTGGGGCTTTAACTCTCATATATCCGTTATCATTACGCTGTCCGGGCTCAGTCTCATCCGGCTCAGCCAAAAGGGGTCCTTCTTCTTCGGCCTCTTCACCCTCATCTCCCAAAAGATCCTCTTCTCCTTCGCCGCCCTCGTCGCCAAGTAGGTCGTCTAGTCCGCCCTCATCACCACCGAGGTCACCAGCCGCCGCTTCGGAAGCGCCTTCAATGAGGGCTGACAGTTTAGCGTCGGAAAATTGTTCTATTTGTATTCTTTGGACCTCTTCCTCAGAGAGTTTGAAGATATTTTTGTATACCCACCTCTTTGAGAAATATCCATCAGTTGCACTGCCAGCAATATCAAACTTAGTTCTAAGGTGTTCCAACTCTTGTAGTTCGGCTAGCTTAGAGGGATTATTAAGAGTTAACTTAAATGCTAAAAGGTCCTTGTCTCTAAACCCAAGAGAGAACAAGTGAACTATGCATAGCTTTTCTAACTCTGCTATGATAACTCGCTGGAGCCTCTGTATGGTTCGAGCAAATCTAATATCTTTTTGCGCCAAAGTTGTCTTATCTTCCATAGCATCAGACTGAGCTAGATAAGCCTTTGGGACTTTAAGCGCCGAAAACAGCTTGTCTCTAAGGTACTGAACGTCATCAATGTCACCAGTAAACTGACCGCCGGCAATTGTTTCAATTCGTGTGTTGTTATTACCACCTCTAATTGGAATGTAATAGTCCTCATCAATACTCATGGCATTATAGCGTAGATCTACACGACCACTATCTTCGTCAACGATCTGATTGCGTTTCATTTGTGTCTTGACTCGCTCGATGTATTGTTCTACATCCTCAGCAGCAATATTGCCGACATCAATGTAAAAAACTCTTCTCTCAGGAGATCTGACAATTCTGTAGGCCATCATTGCATCTTCTAATAGCGATAATTGTCTCCAGATTCTTCTTGAGGGCTCTAATACCGAGGTGCCGTAGGGAACATACTTATCATTTCCTAGAACACGGAAATGAGAAACCTGCCAATTTTCAAACGTAACCCCTTTGCCAGCGTCAGAGTTCTCCCAAAAGTATTGGACGTAGTTTGGGTTTGTAGGGTCAGTCCCCTCAATTCTCTGAACCTCTCTGACAGGCAGAGGTATTACGTTTGTTATACCTAGCGAATCGTCTATATCAATATAAAGATAATAGTCCCCATATTTACACATGCTTCTCGCCCAACCAAAAAGATTTGAATCAACATTTAGAACACCGTAAAGAAGCAAGTTAATAATTTCTTTTATTTCTTGATTGTGACACTCAATATTAACAATTGGTGACAAAGCGTTGGATGTGGTAATCTCATCGGCATATACATCTAGTGCAGAAGCAATCTCTGGCATATACTCCATCTGCTCGAAGTCGGTGTATCTAACTTGTTTATTTCTAGCATGAAGGACTTTGCTGTTATAGTCTGTAAATGGATTGTAGTATTCTTTTTTCTTGAACTCTTTTCCCGTGTTAGACTTAAAGGTATATTTCTTTATGTCTCTGCTTTTAGACAAAGCAGGAGAAGGACGGTCGTAGTTAACTATGGGACCACTAAACAACCTTGTCAGTCTCTTGAATAGACTTGATTGAGAGTTTCTAGGGTTGTTAGCGTTATTGTTTGAATTATTATCGCTCATGTTTTATCCTTTGATTATCCAGCCTAAGTCGTGAGTTCTTCCATCTGTGCCTTTAAAGGTTGTTGCTTGTGGCTTGTGTCCGATTTGCCCTGGTATTTTTGTATTAAAACTAGTTGTAGATACTGAAATGCCGTCCAACATTGCTTTTTTGTGTTGAATTTGTTTTTTGTTTACAACTAAAGCAGTGTCTCTAACCCAGCAACTAATTGCAGATGCTATCACCAGATCATCGTTATAGCTTCTCATCGCTTGTGGTCTCCCGTTATGCCACACAAAAGTTTTAATTTCGTTTGTTAACCTCATAGAGTTAATATTAATTAGTTTATTTCT